AAAGAACCGAAATCACAAAGGCGGTCATCACCTGGTTCGATGCGGACTACGAATACGAACTGGAGATTGAAAACGAGGACAGGATGGACAACGAGGCGTTCACCGCATGGGTTGAGGAAAACGCAGAAAGCCTTGCAAAGGCAGATGCCGAGGAAAACGAAACGACCTTTGAGGAAATCGATGGCATCGACTTTACGGAAAAGGAAATCGATGACGATGCCCTTTTCGATGAGGAGTACGAAAACGCCTGCGAATTTGAATGGGAAAGTATGACGGGAAGATAAACCTTCCTCACTCTTTCCAAACAGCCCCTGATTCAAGGGGGCTGTGGCTCGTACCGAAGAAATATAGTACACAAAATCTGAGTCATATATTTGTGCAGTATATTTTTTCGGTATGACTTGCTATCATTGAATTTGTATGGTAACATGGTTACAATGGGAATGGAATCTCGATTACAAAACTGCCACATGAGGGCATTAAAATAAATGATACAGACTTGCTTTTTGGCAGGTCTTTTTTGTTGAGGGAGGTGATGCAATGGCAAGATTTAAACCAACCCGTTTTTTGGCGGAAAATTCAAGATACGATAAAAAGGCGGCAGACTATGCCGTCTCTTTTATTGAATGCCTCAGTCATACAAAAGGCACATGGGCAGGAAAGAAATTTGAACTGCTGGACTGGCAGGAGCAAATTATCCGTGACCTGTTCGGAATCCTGAAACCGAATGGCTATCGGCAATTCAACACGGCTTACATTGAGATTCCGAAGAAAAATGGCAAATCAGAGCTTGCTGCTGCCGTTGCTCTGCTATTAACTTGCGGTGACGGTGAAGAACGTGCCGAAGTTTACGGTTGTGCTGCCGACCGCCAACAGGCTGCCATTGTATTTGATGTGGCTGCCGATATGGTACGAATGTGTCCTGCCCTTTCCAAGCGGGTGAAAATTCTAACCTCACAAAAGCGTATCGTGTACATTCCGACCAACAGCTTCTATCAGGTGCTTTCGGCAGAAGCCTACTCCAAGCATGGCTTCAACATCCATGGGGTCGTGTTCGATGAACTTCACACGCAGCCGAACCGAAAGCTCTTTGATGTTATGACCAAAGGCTCCGGTGATGCCAGAATGCAGCCTTTGTATTTCCTGATTACCACAGCCGGCACAGACACAAATTCAATCTGCTATGAAGTTCACCAAAAGGCAAAGGACATTCTGGAAGGCAGAAAACATGACCCAACTTTTTATCCCGTTATCTATGGTGCTGATGAATCGGAAGATTGGACTGACCCGAAGGTTTGGAAAAAGGCAAATCCATCCCTCGACAAAACCATCGGAATAGATAAGGTGGTGGCTGCGTGTAATTCTGCAAAGGAGACTCCCGGCGAAGAGAACGCTTTCCGACAACTAAGACTCAATCAATGGGTAAAGCAGGCAGTGCGTTGGATGCCAATGGAGAAATGGGATAAATGCAAGGTATCATTTGATGAAGAGAGGCTTGCCGGGCGTGTTTGCTATGGTGGTCTTGACCTTTCCTCTACAACAGATATAACAGCTTTTGTACTTGTCTTTCCACCTACTGAAGATGATGAACATTATTATGTTTTGCCCTACTTCTGGCTGCCGGAGGAAACTTTGCCCCTTAGAGTAAGACGTGACCATGTTCCATATGATATATGGGAACGGCAAGGCTATCTGAAAACAACTGAGGGAAATGTGGTTCACTATGGTTTTATCGAAAACTTCATCGATGAGCTGGGACAGAAATTTCATATCAAAGAGATAGCATTTGACCGTTGGGGTGCGGTGCAGATGTCGCAGAACCTTGAGGGACTGGGTTTTACAATGGTACAATTTGGACAAGGATATAAAGACATGAGTCCACCGACCAAGGAACTGATGAAACTGACTCTGGAACAGACCCTTTCCCACAATGGTCACCCGGTTCTTCGGTGGATGATGGATAACATTTTCATCAGGCGTGACCCTGCCGGAAACATCAAGCCGGACAAAGAAAAATCCACAGAGAAAATTGACGGTGCGGTTGCCATGATCATGGCTCTTGACCGTGCAATTCGCTGTGGATGTGTTTCTGATGAGTCGGTTTATGATATGAGGGAGATGCTGGTGTTTTAATTATCTCGATTTAATCCATTTCAAAGCTTCAGTACCACATTCATAATCCTCAGCAACATCTTTAGCATACAAATACTCAGAATCAAAAGAACCTGTTTTTAAGTTGTATGTATATTTAAATACAACAGGTATCTCTCTATTGTATCTTTGGCAAATTTCATTCAATTCCGGCATTATTTCTTCTGTTATAATATTATAGATCTTATTATCGATTTCGTCGGATACACCCGCTTTTACATTGCCAACTACTTTTTCATCAACACGGTATGCACTTGCAATTAAAGACTGGGAATCATCATTATAAATGTATACGTATAGTAGTTCCGATTTAGCACTTGCTGCTTCTTTGTACAAAGAAATAATTTCCGACTGCTTATCCATGAATTCATCTTCAAAACACATTTATCTTACTCCTAAGCTATATGACTTAATCGAAAAATTTACTCGATTTCATATTTAAGTATACCACATCCACACCAAAAAAACAACCCTCTGAAAGGAATTGATTTTTATGGGAATTTTCAGCGGGCTCTTTAAGTCCAGAGATAAGCCGACCAACAGCTACGACAGCCCGTCATACACATATTTTTTCGGCAGAAGCAATGCAGGAAAAAGAGTCACCGATAGAACAGCTTTGCAGCATATTGCGGTCTATGCCTGTGTGCGGGTTCTGTCAGAAGCAATTGCACAGCTGCCGCTTCATGTGTACAAATACAACGATAGCGGAAAAGAGCGAGTGCCACAGCATCCGCTTTATTTTTTACTCCACGACCAGCCAAATCCGGAAATGACATCCTTTATTTTCCGTGAAACGCTGATGTCCCATCTGCTGATCTACGGCAATGCCTATGCACAGATTATCCGAAACGGCAGAGGTGATGTTATCGGACTGTATCCTTTGATGCCTGACAAGATGAAGGTTGACCGTGATGAGAAAAACCGCCTGATATACATTTACAGCCGTTATGATGAAGCAAATCCGAATCTGAAAGAACAGGGTGACATCGTTCTTTATGCTGATGAAGTTCTGCATATTCCAGGTTTAGGTTTCGATGGTCTGGTTGGATATTCGCCGATTGCACTTGCAAAAAATGCAATCGGCATTTCTATTGCCTGTGAAGAATATGGAGCATCGTTTTTCGGAAATGGTGCTTCACCAAGTGGCGTGTTAGAACACCCTGGGGTAATCAAAAATCCGGAACGTGTGCGTGATGCCTGGCAAAGCGCCTATGGCGGAAGAAACGCTCACAAGGTCGCAGTTTTAGAGGAGGGCATGAAGTTCACACCCATTGCAATTCCGAATAATGAAGCACAGTTTCTGGAAACCAGAAAGTTTCAGATTGAAGAAATCGCAAGAATGTACAGAGTGCCGCTTCATATGATCGGTGACCTTGACCATGCAACATTCAGTAACGTAGAGCATTTATCCCTTGATTTCGTGAAATACAGCCTTGACCCTTGGATCGTTCGCTGGGAGCAGTCCTTACAGAAAGCACTTCTTTCTGATTCTGAAAAAGGGCAGTATTTCGTGAAGTTTAATGTGGACGGACTACTGCGTGGCGATTATGCTTCCCGTATGCAGGGCTACGCTACCGCAAGACAGAACGGCTGGATGTCGGCAAATGACATCCGAGAACTTGAAGATATGAATACGATTTCTGAGGAAGAGGGTGGAAATCTGTATCTCGTAAATGGCAGCTTTACAAAACTCGCTGATGCAGGAGCATTTGCAAATCCAAAAAAGGAGGAGAAAACCAAATGAAGAAATTTTGGAACTTTATCCAAAACGAAGATACATCAGAAACAGAGCTTCTGTTTAACGGTCCTATCTCTGAAGATACTTGGTGGGGCGATGAAGTGACACCTGCACTGTTTCGTGATGAACTCGCAAAAGTTAGCGGAAACTTGACAGTCTGGCTGAACTCGCCGGGCGGCGATGTGTTCGCTGCAAGTCAGATTTATTCCATGCTGAAAAATCACAAAGGCAAGGTTACCGTGAAAATTGACGGTATTGCTGCATCAGCGGCTTCTGTTGTGGCAATGGCAGGCGATGAAACTTTAATTGCACCAACTGCCCTAATGATGATCCACGACCCCAGCACTTGTGCTATGGGAAACAAGGCAGATATGGAAAAGGCTATCATCTTGCTGGATGAAGTTAAAGAGAGCATTATCAACGCCTACGAAACCAAATCTCATCTCAGCCGAAACAAGATCGCAAAACTGATGTCCGATGAAACATGGCTCAATGCAAAAAAGGCTCATGAAATGGGTTTTGTGGACGGGATTCTGTTTGCCGAAAAGAAGAACCCTTTTCCTCCCGAAGAGGAGGAAGAAAATCCTGATAAGAAAAAGGAAGATGAAGATAAGGAAGATTCTTTGACCGCAATGACCTATTCCAAATCGAAGAATCTATCTGCATTCTTATCCAAAGTATCTGCATCAGCAGAACTTGTCAAAGGCACACCGATTGACCAGCTTGAAAAAAGACTGGCATTATTGAAATACTAAGGAGGATTTTAACTATGGCTATGACAATTCAGGAACTCAGAGAAAAGAGAAAGAAGGCTTGGGACACTGCACGTGATTTTCTTGATAGCAAGCGAAATGCAAACGGCGTTCTCAGCGAGGAAGATTCCAAGACCTACGATGCGATGGAACAGACGATTGTTGACCTTGGAAAGGAAATCCAGCGTCTGGAAAGACAGGCTGAAATTGAGGCAGAAATGAACAAAGCAACTTCCACTCCTGTTCTCGGTAAGCCTGCCGCACCAGACGTAACGGAAAAGACAGGTACAGCAAGCGATGCCTACAAGAAGGCATTCTGGAACAGTATCAGAAATCGCAACTGGATCGATGTCCACGATGATTTGCACATTGGTACAGATGCAGAGGGCGGCTATCTTGTGCCGGATGAGTTTGAACGAAAACTGGTGGAAGCATTGGAGGAAGAGAGTATTTTCCGCCAGATGGCAACGGTCATTAAAACTTCCAACGGTGATCGCAAGATTCCGATTGTGACTTCCAAGGGCGAGGCTGTCTGGATGGACGAGGAACAGCAGTATTCTCTTTCTGATGATACGTTCGGACAGGCATCGCTTTCCGCATATAAGCTGGGAACAGCAATCAAAATTTCCGAAGAACTTCTCAATGATTCTGTATTTGACCTGCCATCTTACATTGCAAAAGAGTTTGCACGCCGTATTGGGGCAAAGGAAGAAGAGGCTTTCTTCGTTGGTGACGGCAAGGGAAAACCGACCGGCATTTTCAACGCTACAGGCGGTGCAGAAGACGGCACTTCCACCACAGGTGCAAGCATTACATTTGATGATGTGATGGAACTTTTCTATTCTCTCAGAAGTCCGTACCGCAAAAAGGCGGTGTGGGTGCTCAATGATTCCACTGTCAAGGCTCTCAGAAAACTGAAGGACAACACAGGAAACTATATTTGGAGTCCGTCTGTGCAGGCTGGTGTTCCGGATACAATCCTCAATCGTCCTTACAAGACATCCAGCTATGTGCCGGAAATCAAGGCAGGCAACAAGTGCATGGCATTCGGTGACTTTAGTTATTACTGGGTGGCTGACAGACAGGGACGTTCTTTCAAGAGACTGAATGAACTCTTTGCCATGACAGGTCAGGTTGGTTTCCTTGCAAGTCAGCGTTTGGACGGCAAGTTGATTCTTCCGGAAGCAATCAAGACACTCACCATCAAGAAAGCGTGATGCTATGATTACGCTGAAAGAGGCGAAAAACTATCTGAGAGTGGATTATGAGGATGACGATAGTCTGATTCAGAATCTGCTTTCTACAGCAAAAAATCTGGTAATGGACGTTGGTAGGTTAGATGATGAAAATTTTACAAAAAATGAGGATATCGTGCGGACAGCGATGCTTTTCGCACTTGGGTATCTTTATGAAAACAGAAGTAATCCTGATTACAAAAAGCTGACCTTAAATCTTCGTTCAATTCTGTTTGCACAGCGAGAGGGTGTGATGTAATGGAAATTGGAACTTTGAATCAGAGAATCACTATTCTGGAACACAGAACTGTCATTGATGAGATTGGAAATCACATCACCAAATGGGAAGAAACGTTTTCTCTGTGGGCAAAGGTAACTGTGAAAACAGCAAGTGAAACCACCGATGCAGGAGTTACCAAAGAGGTACAGAAACTTGAATTTCTCGTCCGTCAAAGCCCTGCAACGCTGAATATCAACAGTACCAATTTCCGTATTCTCTTCAGAAACAGCATCTACAATGTCACCGGAATTGCTCCTTTATACGATCACAACAACTACATGAAAATCGAGGGTGAGATACGAAAGGCAGGTGCTTCCGATGACTACAGTTGATGCAATGGCTGATGAGATTATGAAAGGTCTGACAGATTACGCTGACCTTGCAGATACGTCAATGAAAAAGGTGGTCAGAAAAACTGCAAAATCTGTAAAAGATGAAATATCTGCCAACGCTCCAAAGAGAACAGGTGCGTATTCAAAAAGCTGGACTGCCAAAAAGACAAAGGAAAACAGCCATTCTCTTGAGATGACTGTCCACAGCAAGAATCGCTACCAACTGGCACATTTATTGGAGAAAGGCCACGCTAAGCGTGGCGGTGGGCGTGTATCCGGCAAACCGCATATTGCTCCTGCGGAAGAAAACGGTGTACAGCTTTTTGAGAAACTTATAGAGGAGGCGTTGTCATGACCTACGAACAAATCGCAGAAATGATGGAAGAAATGGGGCTGCCCTTTGCCTATCATCATTATGCAGAAGGCGAAAGTCCTGAACCGCCTTTTCTGCTGTTTCTATCTCCTGGAGAGAATACATTTTCAGCGGATAATGTGGCATATTTCAGTTTTAAGCAACTGGACATTGAATTGTACACGGATAAAAAACTGCCGGAACTGGAAGAACAGGTGGAGGCAGTGCTTGCCAAGCATGAAATTTATTACACAAAAACAGAACTATTCATTGATTCGGAAGAATTGTATGAAGTACTCTATGAGATGGAGGTTTGATCTATATGGCAATGGAGAAAAACAAGGTAAAATTCGGTCTGAACAAAGTTCACTATGCAAAAATCACCTCTTATGATGAAGAAGGTGTGCCGACTTTTGCAAAGCCA